CGGGCGCGCCAGACTCGGCCCCGGGGCCGCCCGGACTCCGAGCAGATCGCCGCGCTGATCGGGGCCGCCAGCGCCCAGGACCATGCAGCCGCCGACGGCATCCCCCAGCTCCCGCTGCTGTGGACGATGATCCGGACCGGCATCCGCCGGGGCGAGGCCATCGCCGCGCGCCGTGGCGATTACGACCGCCGCGCCAGGGTGCTCCGAATCCGCGCGGAGAGCGCCAAGACCAAGCGCGGCCGGGTGCTGCCGCTCGAGGACGAGGACTGCGCCGCCATCGATGGGGCGATTGCCGCGACGGATCGCCTCCTGGGCCGCCAGCTCGACACCGCGCCGCTGTTCCGCTCGCGCCGCGGTGCCAGGCTCCAGCCGCGCAACGTCTCGCGCTGGATGGACGGCCTGCTTCGCGCCGCCGGCGTCCCCAAGCGCAACGCCGCGGGCGAGGCCATCTGCCTGCACTCGCTGCGCCACGCCGCGGCCGACAGCCTCGCGGCCACCAACCTGCGCGCCGCCCAGCTCCTGCTCGGGCACACGACCAGCCGCACGACCGAGGGCTACCTCCACTCGACCGACGCGGACTACCTGCGCGCCGCGATCCAGGGCCTGCCGCGGCCCGATGTGCAGAACCTGCTCGCAACTGGTGTCCCAGGACTCGCAGTCGAGGCTCAGGTGTCCACCGGAGGAGGCGGGCAAAAACCGCCCCGGAGGGTGGTAGGGATGGGTGAGCGAGGGGACTTGAACCCCCGACCCCGAGAACCACAATCTGGGGACGGTTTGCCGGCATCTGGGCAACAAAACGCCCAGACGAAACCCGAACAGTTGGCCGTCGAAATCCAGGTCCAGTGGCTCAGGGAAGGCCAGGAGATCCTGCTCCCGACTGTTGAGGCTCTCCGTGCGCTCCTGCTCGCCCAGGAGCCGCTCGCCACGCTTCTCCGCCGCGGCGCCGTGCGGATCAAGGGGGTGGCACGTGGGTGAGCCCAAGACATGCTTCTCGTGCCGGCGAGAGTTCACCGGCTCGCAGCTCCTGCGGACGCACGCCCTAGTCCAGGGCTTCGCCGTCCGGGTCTGCCCGATGTGCCTGGACGAGCGCCTCCGCCGCGAGCCGCGACTCGGTGCCGAGCGCGAGGCCGTGCTGTGGCGCGGGTTCGCTCTCGTGCTCATGGAGTCACTGGAGCGGCCGTCGCCTCTGAGCACGGCGGGTGACCGTGCGGCGCGCGAGCTGGCGCTCGAGCGCCTCGGGTGCGAGACGACCCGCTCGGCGATCCTGGCCCTGCTGACGAGTGAGGAGGTGGTGTGGTGAGCGACCTACTGAGCTACGAGAGGATCGAGATCGGCGGAGGCCGCGCACTGAGCGTCTCTGCGCACCCGACTAGCGCCAGATGCGTCTGCATCTACGTCTCCTCCGATGGGGTGCAGGCCTACCTCCACCTGGGACCGGATGAAGCGCTGTGGCTCGCCAAAGCCCTGGAGGCGGCTGCGAAGGTGGCTATCGCCGCGAGGGCAGAGCAGCAGGAGGTGGCGTCGTGAGCAAGAAAGCGCAGCAAGCCAAGATCGGCAAGGTGAAGAGTAGCGATAGGCTTTCTATCGACGTGCACGCCACCTACCAAGGCTATGGGGATGGCCTTGTGCCGGTGCTCTTCCAGGGCGACGGCATCATGTTCTTCACTTTGCCGCCTCAAGCGGCCTACGAGCTTGGCCTCTACCTCTGTGAAGCTGCCGATGCAGTGGGCAGGATGAAGGAAGGTGCGTGGTGACCAACCTCGACGACTACCGCCGCCTCATCGCATCCAAGTCCCGGCTCTACCGCGGCGACGGCATCAAGCACTGGGACAGCGTGGAGCTGCACCCTTCGCTGAAGCCGCACCAGGAGCACGGCGTCCGCTTCGCCCTTCGCACGGGACGCAGCGCCGCGTTCTACGACACCGGCTTGGGCAAGACTCGCATCTTCCTGGAGTTTGCCAGGGTCATGCGGCAGGTCACCGGCCGCCCCGCGCTTGTGCTTACGCCGATCGCCTGCGGACGGCAGCACGCCCGCGAGGCTCAGAGCATCGGCGTCGATGCCGAGGTGTGCCGAGACGGCAACTCGGGACGGCACGACATCGACATCACCAACTACGAGCGGCTCGACAAGTTCGACCTGAGCCGCTACGGGACGGTCGTGCTCGATGAAAGCTCGGTGCTCAAGGCCTTCACTGGATCGACTAGCCGCTCGCTGATCCAGGCATTCGCCAAGACCCCGGCAAGGCTCGCAGCTACCGCCACGCCTGCGCCGAACGACTACATGGAGCTGGGCCAGCACTGCTCCTTCCTTGGCGTCATGGAGTCCAACGAGATGCTCTCTCGCTGGTTCATCGCCGACCAGACGGAGATGGGGCGCTATCGGCTCAAACGGCCAGCGATCCAGGACTTCTGGGACTGGGTTAGCTCCTGGGCGCGATGCGTGTCGAAGCCGTCGGACCTTGGCTTCGACGATGCGGGATACGACCTGCCGCCCTTGCAGATCCTGCGCGCCGTGGTCCCCGCTGAAGACTCCGAGGTGCTGCTCGAAAGCGGCGGGCAGGCTTCGCTCTGGGGCGCCAGCATCAACGCAACGAGCATCCACAAGAGCAAGCGCCGCTCTGCCGAGGCGCGCGCAGAGCGAACCGCTGAGATCCTGGCGAGCGAGCCGCGCGAGTCCTGGATTGTCTGGGTCGATACCGACTACGAGGCCGACGCCATCATGGCGATCCTCGGCGACTCAGCGATCGAGGTCCGCGGCTCGATGGACCCCGACGAAAAGGAGGACCGCCTCATGGCGTTCGCCGATCAGAAGTCGCGGATCCTCGTCTCGAAGGTCCGAATCTGCGGCTTCGGGCTCAACTTCCAGCACTGCGCCCGCCAGGTCTTCATGGGCCCGAGCTACTCCTACGAGCAGTTCTATCAGGCCGTTCGCCGCTCCTGGCGATTCGGGCAGCAGCGGCCCGTGAACGTCTGGCGAGTGATGGCCGAAGACGAGGCCTTCGTCGCCGCGACGGTCGATCGCAAGGCCGGCGACCATGAGGCCATGAAGGCCGAGATGCGCGGCGCAATGGCCCGTTCCTTGGAGCGCACCAGCGAGACGCTCCGCACCTACCAACCAACCCAAAACGTCCGAATCCCCCAATGGCTCAACTGACCCCCACGATCATCGACCAGCAGTCCGGCGAGAACTGGACCGCGATCCACGGCGATTGCGTCGAGGCGCTGCGCGACATCCCCGAGAACAGCGTCGGCCTGTCGGTCTTCTCGCCACCCTTCAGCTCGCTGTACATCTACAGCCAGAGCGAGCGGGACATGGGCAACGTGGACGACGATGAGCAGTTCCAGGCGAGCTATCGCCACGTCTGCGAACAGCTCTACCGCGTTACCAAGCCCGGCCGGCTGTGCGCGATCCACGTCAAGGATCTGGTCTACTACAGCAACAGCAGCGACAAGGGCGACCGGGGCATCCGTGACTTCACCGGCGAGTGCATCCGCACCCACCAGGCCGCGGGCTGGACCTATCACACGCGTATCACGATTTGGCGCTGCCCGGTCAGGGAGATGCAGAAGACCAAGCCGGACGGGCTGCTGTTTCGCAACTTCCGACTCGATGCCGCTCGCGTGCGCGTCGGGATGCCCGAGTACCTGATCCTCTTCCGCAAGTGGGCCGATGGCGAGCAGGCGCCGCCTGTGGTGCACGACCCTGCGCAGTTCCCGCTCGAGACCTGGCAGGAGTGGGCGTCGCCGGTGTGGATGGACACCGACCAGATGGACGTGCTCAACGTCCGCACGGCTCGCAGCGATGAGGCTGAGCGCCACCTGTGCCCGATGCCGCTCGATCTGTCCGCCCGCGCGATCCAGCTCTGGAGCAACCCTGGCGACGTGGTGCTAACGCCATTCATGGGCATCGGCTCGGAGGTTGTCGCCGCGCTGCGCCACGGTCGTAAGGCGATCGGGATCGAGCTGAACCCCAACTACTACGCGCAGGCCGTCAAGTACGCCCGCGAAGCCGAGGCCAACGCCCGCACGCTATTCGACGGGGTGCCCGGGTGATGCTCCTGCACACGATCGGCATCCTGGCTATCAGCGCCGCGGCTGCGCTGCTGGTTGGCTTCGGACTGTGGCGCGCGGCTGAGTGGCTCCTGGACCGCTCCGAGTGATATGCCGTCCTGCGCAGGCTGCGGCATCGAGGGGCCTTCGTCGCTCTTCGCATCGCTCGAATGGCTAGACCAGTCGAGGCCGCCGGCCAAGGCCTGCGCTTGCTGCGCCGCTCGTCTCATGGTGGGCGGCAAGATGCGGCGGTCCGCCGCTAACTGGCTCTCCCTGGCCGTCGCCCTCGACTGCGCCAGGGAAGATGTGGACAACCCCTTGCGCGAGCTGGCGTCGAAGCCTGAGGCCTTGGAGGCCGCTAGGCAGGTGCGCCTGCTCGTCCCCTGGGCGCTGTGGCTGGAGCGCTACTGGGCCGAGACAGAGAGCGAGCTGGAAGAGCTAGACCGACTGGCAGAGGAGCGCCGCCGGACCGCCGAAAGGCGCGCCAGGATGGCGAGTGAGATCGCATGAAGAAGAAGAGTAACGAAACGCCGGACATCCGAGTTAGCCTCGCCGAACTGAGCGAGTCTCCCCAGTTCATGCGGCTCAGTTTCCACGAGCAGGGCGTCTATTTTGCCCTGATCCTGGCCTGCATCAAGGCCGGTGGCAGCATCGGCGCCGACCGGGAGAGCCTGGCCGAGGCGCTGCTGGTGATGCCGGACGAGGTGGCTAGCCTCGTGTCCAGCGCGGTCCGCGTGTGCTTCGAGGAGGCGGGCGGGCGGCTGACGCACCGGGCGCTCCAGGTCGAGCTGGCGAAGCTCCAGCGGGCCCTCCGCGACAAGGCCGCGGCTGGCCGGAAGTCGGCCGAAGCGCGTCGCGCCGCGGGCAAACTCCAGCCCAAGAGGGCCCCGAGGAAGCCCCGATCCGTCGAACAGGTGTTCGATCCTGCCGAACAGGTGTTCGAAAAAAAGCAACAGCTGTTCGGCGCCACCGAACAGGTGTTCGAGAAAATCGAACAGCTGTTCGAGCCCACCGAACAGGTGTTCGGCGCCGTCGAACAGGTGTTCGAAAAAAATGAACAGCTGTTCGACGGCCAAAAACGGCGAATTTCCCCCCACGCCACAATTCTCCCCTATCCGATCACCCCCTCTATAGTCTCCCCCACGCCGCCGTCGTCGCCGACGCCGGATCCGACCCCGCCGCCGCTGCCGCAGTCGGTCCTGGACCTGGCCTCGCGGCTCGCCGTGCTCGGCCTGCGGAACACCCACGAGGCCGAGCGGCTGCTGCTGTGGCTGACCCGGCCGGCCTGGGCTCAGCACCCGCCGGAGCTCTGGGTCGCAGCGATCGAGCGCTGGGTCAGCCGGTCCCGCGACACCGGCGAGTGGTCCCCGGTCCAGGCCATCCGCAAGTGCCTGCTCGGTCGGTCGAGCCGCGCCGGCCACCCGCTGACCGAGGGCGACCTCGCGGCCTGGATTCAGACCGACGCGGACGCCATCGCGGCGGAGCGCCAGGCCGCCCAGCGAGCCGCTCAGCCGGCGCTCCCCGCGGAGCCGGCCAAGCCCGCGGAATCGCCGATCGCGCGCCTTCGCCGGGAGCGGGCCGAAGCGACCAAGGCCGCCAAGGCCTCTGCCGCTGCGCCTGAGGCGCGCGGAGCATCCCCGATGGCCTCGGAGGCAATCCCGGCCCCCGTCGCGTACTAGCGCATCCCAGGAGGCCTGAGGCTATGACCAACCAAACCGAGGAACGGCCGGCCCTGGATGCCGATGCGGCCCGCCTGGCGCTCGCCTGGCTGATCCGCGAGCCGCGGAACGTCCTGGGAGTGCTCGAGGACCTGGAGCCTGCCAGGTGGCCGACCCGCGACTCCCGCGAGATGGCCTACGCCATGCACTCGCTGGCTCTCGCAGGCCGGCAGGTCACGGTATTCGCCGTGGTCGATGAGCTGCGCCAGCGGGCGCGCCTGTCAGAGACCCTGACCCCCCAGGCCATCAACGAGATGCACCGGGAGGGTGTGCCCGAGGAGGAGGGGCGCGCCTACCTGGCGACCGTCCGAGCGGCGGCCGACCTGCGGGAAGTCCGCTCGGCCCTGGACAACCTCCTGCGCCGCGCGGAGCTGGCCAAGCCGCGGCCGAAGGAGGTCCAGTCCCTACGGGAGGCCGCTGGCGAGGCCATGCTGCGCCTGGCGAATGCCGGCGGCCAGAAGGCCCGCGGGATCCAGACGCTCACCGAGGCCGGCCGCCGGCACATTGCGCAGCTAGTCGAGGCCCGCGAGGAGGGCAGGCGACCCGCGTACAGCTCGGGATTTACTTCTGTGGACGACATGCTCCGCGGTGGATTTCGTCCAGGTCAGCTCGTAGTCGTTGGCGGTCGGCCTGGAATGGGCAAGTCGGCGATCGCGCTTGATTTCATTCAGCGCCCCGCAGCGAGACTCGGAATTCAACCTGTCGTGTTGATGCAATCTCTGGAGATGATCTCTGAAGAAGTTGCATCGCGTGTTTTTTCTCGTGAGCTTGGCGAACAACACGGGCGAATGTTAATCGAAGGGGCAACAGCTCAAGATGCGGAAGTCTTGAATCGCATCCTCGATGAGGCTGCGCCTTCGATGGACGGCGTCCGGATCATGGACGACCCGAAGGCCGGCATCCCGGCGCTCGAAGCCCAGGCGCGGGCGCTCAAGATGCAGACCGGCCGGCTGGACCTGGTGATCGTGGACTATCTCCAGCTCGTGCGGAGCAACAAGCGGATCGACAACCGCGTGCAGGAAGTCTCGGGCATCACCCGCGACCTCAAGAACCTGGCGCAGAGTCTGCGCGTGCCGGTGATCGCGCTGTCGCAGCTCTCGCGCGCCGTGGAGATGCGGCCGGACAAGCGGCCCAACCTCTCAGACCTCCGCGAGTCGGGCACGATCGAGCAGGACGCGGACATCGTGCTCCTCATGTACCGGCCAGGCTACTACGGCCTGAAAGCCGATCAGGACGAGGCCTATGCCATTTGCGCCAAGCACCGCAACGGACGCACGGGCGATATCCGACTGCGCTGGATCGGCGAAACGATGAGCTTCGACGACCCGAAGCTGCACACCGAGAATTTGAACGCCACGATGATCCGCAACGGCGTCTACTCGGAGGAAGACTGATGCGCCTAGCCCGCGGCCTTGAGCGGCTGGATGCTGACCGCGAGCGCCAGCAGCACGGCATCTGTCATGTCGAGCGGCGCGCCGGCGAAGTCTTGCCGGAGCATCCGGCCGACCACATCGCGGACCTGTTCCTTGGTCGCCGACCGGCTGCCGCAGAATCGAGCGCGGAGGTTTGGCACGGCGAAGTTTTCGAGCGCGATCCTGCGCCGGCTCACCGATGCCAGGACGATGCCGCGAGCGCAGCCAACCGCCAGCGCGGCTTGCGGGCCCTTGCCCACGTAGGCCATTTCGACGCCGGCCCGCTCGACTGTGTGCTCGCCGAGCAGCAGGTCGAGCTCGCCTTGGAGGAACGCCAGGCGCTCCTCGATGGGCCGCGCCGCCTTGGCCTTGATGATGCCGCCGTCCACGAAGCGCGGAGCTGGCGTCCGCTCAATGATCGCGTAGCCGAGGACTTTCGTGCCGGGGTCGAGTCCGATGACAAGCATGTGGCCACCCTGGACGCTGGTGCCGCGCGAGCGCAACACCGGACCGACCCGCATTCCGCGCGTCGCTCAGTCGCCGGCGGCAAGCCTGGCCTCGAGGCGCGCCAGCTCCTCGGCCCAGGACGCGACCACGGCCCCGCGGCGATCGTCGGGCATCTCGAGCTGATCCACGTCCGCGAGGCAGCGGCGCAGCGCCAGCGCCCGCTCGGCCAGCTCGCCCGCCTTGCGCTCGGACTCGCCCAGCTCCCGGAACTCCTCGATCAGCGCGCCGAACCGCGCCGCCGGCACGCCGTGGGCCTCCATGCACCGCACGAGGTGCTGGCGCCGGCCGCGGGCCCCGACGATCTCGGAGCAGACGGGGCAGCGGCTCGGCCGCTCGGGGCTGGCCGAACGACCACTAGGCAGGCGGGGGCGGGGCATCGGGGACAGAGTGGGCCCGGCCGACCCCTCGGGCAAGTCTCAGCGCTGAGATTTCCGAAAGTTCTCCAAGATTGCCCTTGACCGCGCCCCCGAACATCGCCGAAGGTACTCCCATGCTGACCAAGCAAACCGCCCTGATCGACGGCCGAGAGTGGCTCCTCGAGCCGCGCCCCGTCACCGCGCGCTGGGCCGCTCGCCTCGCCGCCGCCGGCTGCCGCGCTGAGCTGTGGTCGGTCCGGACCCTGGCGACCGACGACGACCGGCCGACTCGGTACGGCTGGGCGGCGCCCGCAAAGACCACCGGCGAGCTGCGCCTGCTGAGCGTCGCCGGCTGACCCGACACACCACACCCCACCCCAAGCCATGCAAACCACCGAGACCGCTCCCGAGATCCGCATCGTCAACGTCGGCCCGATCCAGCGCCTGGAGATCCCGATCCCCCGAGATGGGGGAGTCGTGGTCCTCCGCGGCCACAACGGCGCGGGCAAGTCCACGGCCCTGGCCGCCGTGTCGGCCCTGGGCGGCACCGCGAGCGCCAAGGACTCGCTGACCGCTCGCTACGGCGCCAAGGAGGGCACGATCGAGGCCCCCGGCATCCGCATGCGCATCGGCCAGCGGACGACCGCCCAGGGCGACCTGGCAGTCCAACAGATCGAGGCCAGCGCCCCGGCGCGCCTGGTCGATCCCGCCATCAAGGACCCCGAGCGGGCCGATGCAGCTCGCGCCCGCGCCCTGTGCCAGATCCTCGGGATCGAGCCGCCTGTCGTGGCCTGGGGCCGCCTGCTGGCCGATCCGACCCGCATCGACGACGCGTTGGCCGGCGCCGACCGCGCAGACGCCACCGAGTGCGCCGCGCAGGTCAAGCGCTACCTGGAGTCTCAGGCCCGCACCGAGGAGACGCTGGCCGAGCGCGACAAGACCCGCGCGGAGGCTGCCCGCCTCGCAGCGAAGGACTCGATGGCTGGAGTCACGCCGTACAGCGGCGACCCGACTGCGGACGCCGTGGACGCCGCGGGCAAGCTCCGCGACCTCGAATCCCGCGTCAAGGCCGCGACCGATGCGGCGACCCAGCTCCCGGCCCTGCGCGCCCGTGTCGAGGCCATGCCTGGCCTGACGATCGAGGCCGCGACCGCCGCCGCAAGGCAGGCCGCCGAGGCCGTGGTCCAGGCCGAAGACGCTCTCCGCGAGGCGCAGCGCGTGCTGGCCGAGCGCAAGAGCGCCGCGAAGGCCACCGTTGACGCGCTGTCCTTGGCGCAGGCCCGCCACGCGATGGTCCCGCAGCTCGCGGCGCTTGAATCGGCCAGCGCGGCAATGCCGAGCCTGGACGAGCTGCAAGCGCAGCGGGCCCGGCTCGCCGCCGCGAAGGAGGCGATGGCCCAGCAGGCGCGGCTCGCCGATGCCGAGCGCCGCAACTCCGAGGCTGGCGAGCTGTCGGCGAGCGCCGAGAAGCACGCGCAGTCCGCCAAGGTCTACCGCGACTCGGCTGCTCAAGTCGAGCCGATGCTGTTCTCTGGCCTTCGCTCGGGCCTGGTCGAGATCCGCGATGGCCTGCTGTACGGCCGGCATCACACGCTCGGCATGGTCCGATTCGGCTCGCTGTCGCACGGCGAGCGCTGGCGCTTGGCGCTCGAACTGGTGCTCGCCCATCAGCAGCCTGGCACTGAGACGCCGATCCTCGCCGTCGCTCAAGAGGCCTGGGAAGGCCTCGATCCGAAGAACCGCGAGGAGCTGGTCGATATCGCGCGCCGCTACCGCGTGGCGATCCTGACGGCCGAGGCTGCAACCGGCGAGCTGGCTGTTTCCCAGGCCTGACCCAACCCCGATTTTTTCGCGCCCTTGCGCTTGCACGCTTAGCCTGCAAGCGCAAGGATTGCCCCTAGCCCCAAACCTCCGATGAAACACGAACTGATGCGCTGCGCCGAGTGCGCGGCAGTCCAGCAGATCGGTCCCGTGGCCGAGTGCCGCGAGTGTGGCTCGCGCCAAGTGCGCGCCTACCACCCGATCCCGACGATCAGCCTGCGCTCGATCGCCGGCCAGGTCCACGACATCGACCCGGTAGGCGTGGTGTCGATGCGCCGCTTCGGTCAGATCACCGTCCTGGAGCTGTCCAGCGGCGAGGAGGTCGAGACGTACGCCCACGAGGCTCTGATCGCCGCGAAGATCCAGCGGGCGTTGGTGGGAGGTGCGGCGTGACCGACAACCGCGACATCTGCGAGTGCGAGGCCGGCAACATCTGCACGAAGCTGGTGCGCCGCGGCGGCTCTCAGCTCGCCAGCCTGGAGGTCCGCGAACTCGGCTACAGCCCGAGCGTGGCGTCGATCGAGCTGTCCCTCGATGAGGTGCGCCGCCTGCGCGACCGCCTGCTCGACATCGAAGCCCTGCTCGAAGAGGAGGCCGGCAAGTGAGCACCCAAGCCGATTGGCTGGCCGATCGCCGCACGGGCATCGGGTCGAGCGAGATTGCCGCAGTCTTCGGCGTGAGCCCCTACCTGAGCGCCTATCAGCTCTGGGCCGACAAGTCGGGGCTCGCGGAAAACGTCGTCACCGAGACCGAGGCGATGGCCTGGGGCAAGCGCCTGGAGCCGATCGTGGCCGCCGAGTTCGCTGCTCGAACCTGCTACGAGGTCGAGCTGAACGGCCACCAGATCCACCGCAGCGCCGCGCATCCGTGGCTGATCGCCACGCCTGACGCGATCATCACGCGGCCGGACGGCTCCCGCGGCGTCCTGGAGATCAAGGTCGCATCGGGCTTTGCCGACGGCTGGGAAGAGGAACTGCCGCCGATGCACTATCGGCTCCAGATCGCTCACCAGATGCTCGCGCTTGGCCTCGGCTGGGGCTCGGTCTGCTGCTTCGACGGCGCGGAACTGAGGCTCAAAGTCTGGGAGTGCATCCTCCCGACCGAGCTGGGCAAGGCGATCATTGCCCGCGGCTCCGAGTTCTGGTCCAAGGTCGAGCTGGCGCGCTCGATCCTGACCTCTGGCAACCTCGGCACCGGCAAGCTCCGCGAAGTCGAGCTGAGCCTTGGCCCGACCGCGCGCGACGTGGCGACGATCCAGCGCGTGCACAGCGGCGGCAAGGACGTTGCCGACTTGAGCGAGCACGAGCAGGCCCTGCTCGAATGGGCCGGCGGATCGGCCCGCGCCAAGCAGGTCGAAGAGGCTGCGATGGACGCCAAGGCTAAGGCGCTGGTTCACGCCGGCGAGGCCGACATGATCGTCTCGGACGGTCGCACGGTCGCCAAGAA